GGACGCGCCCCCTTTTCTAAGCGCGAGGGGTTGCATGGCTAGTTCAGTAGTAGACATCTGTAATAGTGCGTTAAACCAAATTGGCGCATCAAATATTGTTTCTCTTACAGAGGACAGTAAAAACGCCAGGGTATGCAATCAGCGCTATCCAAACGTGCGAGACGCAGTAATGCGAGCACATCCCTGGAATTGCCTAATTACCAGGAAGATTCTTTCCCCAGACTCTGAAGCTCCAAAGTTTGAGTTTGACAATCAATTTACCTTGCCGGTTGACCCGTTTTGCTTACGGGTTTTGAACCTTCGGTATAACGATATTGTTCATCGGATCGAAGGGCGCAAGATATTGTGTGATGAAGACACGATTGACTTAATGTATGTCGGTAGAGTCACTGACCCAGCGCAATACGATACGCTGCTTAGTGAGACAATCGCGGCTGCTTTGTCCGCAGATATCGCTTACACGATCGCTGGCAGCGCATCATTAGCTGATTCTTTGCGCATAATTTATGACCAGAAATTAAGTGAAGCGCGTTTTGTCGATGCAACAGAAGGCACTCCTGCGAGTATTACAAGTGTTGCAGACGCTGGAAGCCTGGAGGCTGACACATTTATTAGATCGAGGTTCTAATGGCTAAGGCGAGCCCAAGTTTTAGTAACTTTACAGCAGGGGAGCTCTCGCCTCGACTCGATGGCCGGACCGATCTAGGCAAGTATTTCAATGGCGCTAAGAAGATGCAGAATTTTACAGTGCATCCTCAAGGCGGAGCAGCCAGGCGTCCTGGTACTTTATTCGTCAATGAAGTTAAAAACAGCGCCAATGGCTGCCGCCTTATCCCATTTGAGTTTAATGTTGAGCAGGCTTATGTCCTAGAGTTTGGCGATCAGTATTTCCGCATACACAAAGACGGTGGGACCGTTGTATCTGGCGGGAGCGCAGTCGAGGTTAGTACGCCGTATGCACACACTGAATTAGCGGAAATTAAATTTACGCAATCTGCGGACGTTATGTACCTAGTGCATCCAAATTATCCGCCGCAAAAAATTACCAGGACGAGCCACACGGACTGGACAATCACAGAGGTCACTTTTATTCGAGGCCCGCTGCAAGATCCGCTGTTCGATGGTTCGACATTAACTGCTAGCGCTAGGACGGGATCTGTCACTATCACTGCAAGCCAGGATACTTTTGTGTCCACAGATGTAGGGCGTATCGTTGCGCTGCATGATGGATTTGCTGAAATTACTGCATACTCAAGTGCAACATCCGTGACTGCTACTGTCTTGGAAAACGCTGACGGTAGAACAGAGCTCATGCCTTCGTACACTGCATCAACGATTGCGTTTCACGAGGGTGACCCAGATATCACAACTCTTGAGCATAATGACCGGATTACAGATAGCGCAGGTAACTTTTTAGAACAAGGGTTTGCTGTTGGCATGCGCATTAGTGTCAGCGGCGCAAGCACTGGCGCGAACAACGACTCTGGCCTTTTGATTGTCCAGGTAACTGCAGATACTTTATTGATTGCTCCTTCTGGAGATCTTGATAACGAAACTGCAGGCGCAAGCGTTACGATCACTGGTGACCTGGAAGCTGATGATGAATACCAATTAGGCGCATTTTCAGATACTTCTGGTTTCCCGTCAGCTGTTGCGTTCTACGAGCAGCGCTTGGTTTTTGCCAATACCGCAGAGCAGCCACAAACAATCTTCTTCTCTGTGGGCGGTGATTTTGAAAACTTTACTGGCGGCACAGCTGCAAACGATGCACTGACTTACACTATTGGATCTAACCAGGTAAACGTTATTCGTTATCTATCTTCAAGCCGATCCCTGGTTGTCGGTACATCTGGTGGTGAATTTGCGGTATCAGCTGGCGGCACAACAGAGCCTTTAAGCCCGACTAACGCGCAGATTAAGCGTCAATCAAGCTACGGATCTGCTGATATCCAGCCTGTTCCAGTAGCAAACGTGACTTTGTTTGTGCAGCGAGCCAAAAGAAAATTGCGAGAATTGGTCTATGATTTTGATTCTGATTCGTATTATGCGCCTGACCTGACACTGTTGGCCGAACATATTACTGAATCTGGTATCAAAGAGATGGCATTTCAGCAGGAGCCTGACAATGTTGTTTGGTGCGTCTTAGAGAACGGCAAGTTTGTTGGTATGACGTATCGCCGGGAAGAACAGGTAATTGCCTGGCATGAACATCTTTTAGGCGGAGAATCTACTGTCAACAGCGTTGACTATGACTACGGGTTTGTTGAGTCTGTCGCAACAATCCCAGGCGATCTAAATGAAGACGACATTTATATTGTAGTCAATCGCACTGTTAATGGCTCAACCAAGCGTTATATCGAATATTTCAGCGAATTTGATTTTGGCACTGATATTAAAGACGCACACTTTATGGATTGTGGATTAACGTATGAGGGTAGTGAAGTAACGTCTGTGTCTGGCCTGGATCATTTAGAAGGGCAAACAGTTAAGGTTATTGCCGATGGCGCAGCTCATCCGGATAAAATTGTTTCATCTGGGTCTGTTTCTTTAGATCGAGGCGCCACAGATGTACATGTTGGCCTTGGGTATACTTCAATATTACAAACTATGCGCGCAGAAGCTGGCGGCACAGAAGGCACTAGCCAGGGCAAAACGAAAAGAATTAGGGACGTCACGGTTAGACTATATCGTTCGGTTGGTGCAAAGATCGGTCCGGAAGAGGCGACATTGGATATAATTCCATTTAGGAGTTCTGCTGAGTTAATGGACCAGGCGGTACCTTTATTTACAGGAGATAAGACGATCGAGTTCGATGGCGATTTTGATCGTGATGGCTTCGTGGTAGTGCAGCAAGATCAGCCGCTGCCTATTACTGTTGTGGCTATTTACCCACGACTACAGACGTTCGATAGGTAATCGGTATGTGGCAATTTTTAGTAGCAGGAGCAAGTTTACTTAGCGCAGCTGGCTCGATTCGAGCGGGTAAAGCTGAAGCTGCTGCAATGAATTTCAATGCGCAAATCAGCGAGCGAAATGCAAAGGTTGCTTCTCAGCAAGCTGAAGTGACCAGGATGCGTACCGAGCTCGATATCCAGGATTTTAGAAAAGACTTTCGTGACTTCCAGGGATTCCAGGCGCAGCTATATCGACACAACGGCTTTGTCGCAACAAGCGGCACCCCGCTGCAGGTTCTCCTGGAAAGTGCAGAAGAGGCTGATCGGCAAATTGCAGATATGCGATATAACGGATCAGTGGAGTCCATGAAGCTACTTGAGCAGGCTGCACAAGATAGGATGCAAGCTGATTTGAATCGCATGTATGGCAGCGAAGCCCGCACAGCATCTTACTACCAGGCTGGCTCATCATTACTGAGCGGCGGCTCAACAATAGCAAAGGATAAGTAGGCGATGAAAGTCCCAACATTTACAAGTCAGGTCAGGCGCACTACTGATGTTGGGGCGCAGCGCATGGGCATACAGGCGAGCCCCCAGGCTGCGTCTCGCGGAGCCAGAGCTCAAGCTCAATTTTTTGACCAGGTATCTCGCTTAGGTCAAACATATCTTGAGGCCGAGTACAGAGCAAAAAACAAAGCTCAGGAGATGGAAGCCAGGAATGGTGCGCAGCGCGAACTTAACCAGGCTGCGCTAGTCACCGAAGAACTTTCGCTGACATCTCCTGGTGAAGCAGAGGTCTTTTGGAAAAACGAATCTGGCCGAATCAAAAATCGCTATTCCGGGCTGATAGAAAACGATGAGCTTAGGCAGCAGTTTGAGCTTCTTTATGACTCGAATGTCGAAAGTCAGTCTGTTGGAATCCGCAAAGGAATCCGTAACCAGGTAATCCAGCGTGGCCAGGCTGCATTTGTTGAGCGAGAAACTGATCTAGCGTTGCGCTCAAGCAAAGGCGATATGCTTGCATTTAAAGAGTTATTTGGTGACGAGTCATCTGGTACGGGCGGATTGTATGCAGAAGCCTCTCAGTATGGTTATCTAAGCCCGCAGCAAGCTGCTGAGCGCAAGCTATCGCAAAAACGAGATGTCGTTAAGCAGCAGATCTATAACACGATCGATAACGCAGGTAATTCAGAAGAGCTGCAAGAACTACTCGATGGCCTGGATGACAATCCACCGGCTGAGTTGATGCCTTCCACTGTGATGTCGATTGGCGATGCGATTCGCTCGGACATCCGCAGCATTGATGCTGCAAAGAACGAAGCTGTTCGAGTAGCAAAAGCGATCAATAAAGACCTTAGTGACGAGAAAAGAGCTGGCATTGAATCCGTTTTCGATCAAGCGAAAACTGTTGAAGAAGCACAGGCGCTGCTTACAAACATTATTGCTAACCAGGCCAACCTTGAATTGCTTACTAACTCTGATTTACGAGCAATCAAAACGTATGGGCGGTCCACCGTTAGTCGTTTAAAAACAGAGCAAACTTCTGCAGTAACGGCGCTGGGTAGCACAATTCGAGATTTAAACAATGTAATGTCCCAGGGCATCGATCCTGGTCGAGATCAAATTGTAGCAGTATCCCAAGCTGTTGCTGAGCTCGGCACAGCTGGATCTAAGTTGCAGCCTAAGATATCCGCTCTAGCAGATAGCCGGGACTACATGCTCGGCCTACGCCAGATGGACCCGATCGCTATGTCGTTCGAGCTTGAACAGCAGCGGGCTAATGCAGAAAAAGCAACTGGGCAGCAGCAGTTAGTAGAAGTAGAAAAACTTAAAATTGCGCAACAGTTTGCTACAAACATGCGCACAGCACTCAAGAATGATGCAATAGCCTGGGCAGCAAAGGTTGGCGTAATAAACGAGCTGCCACCATTGATTCCAAATACTTACGTCCAGGATGGATCTGGTGGAGTTGCGTTAAATCAAGAGTTTTTCCGGGCGGTTGGGAAAAGACTCCAGGCGTCAAACCTGGTGGCACAAAAGTATAGTTTAACTACCGCGCCAATATTCACGCAGCCAGAGAAGGATGTTTACAAAGATGCTCTGGAAAATGGCAGCACATCTGACAGGCTGCAGATACTAGATGCGCTTGTTCGTGGTTTTGGATCGAGGGCGCCTGACGCGCTTGCAGAGCTGTCTAACGAAAAAGGCGCTGAGCGCTTTGGGTATATTGGCGGCCTAATGGTAGACGGCAGGATGGCTGCAGCAACAGATGCGCTGCAGGGAATGGACATTATTAAGAACTCAGGCGCTCCTGCAGGGTTTACGCCTAGCTTGGCAGAACCTGAGTTCTTGAAGATTGTCGGTCCAGCATTGGGTAATAACACAGTCGCCGAAGGCGCAGCATACGATGTTGCATCAGCGATTTACGCAAAACGTATACAAGGACGCAATAAAGGCATTTTTATGCCAAAAATCTGGGATGAGTCTGTCCAGGCAGCTTTTGGCGGAGTAAATGGATTAGGCGGCATTGATGAGGTAAATGGCGTATCAACTATTTTACCTTCGCAAATGACAGCTGGTGACGTTGAAAACGCCCTCAACAGCATGACGATTGAACAGATCAATGACCCAGAAATTTCCGGACAGGTAGTTCGCCCAACTGACATTGAGAATTTTGGCAGCTACAAACTGGTCCCAATCGTTGGCGGGAAGTATTACGTTTATCGAGGAGACTGGGGAGCAGCTAAGTTTAAGTACGTCACTGACGTATCTAATGGTGTAGATAATCCTGGAGACCCTTTAGTCATTGATATTGAAGCCTGGCACAATAAATATGGAGGAGCTCAGTAATGCCTTCATTCTTGCTGCGGCAGCCAGATCCTCTTGATATTAAGCCTGAGCAGTTAGCAGCAGGTGCAGAGCCTACATACATGGAGATCTTCGATGCTGCATACGAAGATAGCCGTTTAACTGAATTATCTACAGGGCCGGCCCAGGCGATGATGGATGCCTGGGGGCCGATCGTAGAGGAAATTAACTCGAAATCTGGGCAAAACTTTTCAAACCCAGGCGTTGTTGCAAATAGCGATAGAAATTACCAGAAGCGAAGAAGTCTGATTGTTGA